AGTTGTACCGTTCAAGTTGATGAAGTCATTGGAAGAGCCGTTAGCAGAGAAAGCAACCACAGCACCAGATGTGTCTGAATCAATAGACATTACAGCGCCAACGTACAAGTCACCAGACGCAGCGGTAACACCGATTTTCAACGAGCTAGTGGAGATGGTTGTAGGAACCCAGATGGTGTAGACAACGCCTTCGTTGTTCAGCGTATTGGGGTCTTGACCGGGGCCAGACGTGGTTGGGTTGGTCGAAACATTGATTGCGGGAAGCGTCAATGTCAATGCAGCGGCCAAAGAGCCACCAACAGAAATGATACGACCGCCGTGAGCTTCGGGGCTTAATGTGGTGCTGGTTGTGATTTCAACAACAGCGGCTGGGCCTTGTTGATAGATACCGCCCAATGAACGAACTGGGCCTTGAAACGTAGTGCGTGCCATAATTTTTCCTTACATGCAAGTTAGGTGTATCTATCTGCATGTCGTCAGCCGGAACTGTTAGATACACCGGAAAGTCCGGATTAGCTGCAATATATCACTTTATTTGGGTGTGTGCAACAAATAAAAAGGGCCCCCGAAGGAGCCCTCTCTAATAAGCCCGAGGGCTTAGGTCGAACCGGACGAACCGAACATACCCAATGGATCAGACCAGCCGAAGCTATAACGCTCGCGGGACTTGTAACGGACATTACCCGTGTCAAAGTCACCATCCATGTTATTAGTCATCGGTGTACGCACAAAGTGCTTCAAACCGTTAGGCACGTCTGTGCAGATGAACCAAGCGTTGGTGTCGGTCAAATAGTTGTTGACGGTGTAGCCCCCGGGGATTGAACCGTTGTTTTTCAACGCATTGATGTCGTTGTCAGCAGTGCCAACACGCAGACCAGTTTCCAACAAGCGAGTAGCAACGAATTGCAACGCAGGTGGAACAATCAGCTTACGAGGTTTAGCAGCGATCAACAGACCACGCTCATCCGTCCAAGCAGCGATCTGAATAACGGAGGCTTCCAAAGAAGTCTCGTTCAAATCAACTTGGGTCGAAGGAGTGTTGGAGTTAACACCACCGCCTACGGTTGGGTGCGAAGTGCTAAACAAAGGAACGCCATCACCACCGTAATAAGCGGAAGAGTTGGTGAAACCGTTGTTCAGAACAGCCGCAGCCTTGGTCTGCTTGGTATACGCCATAGCGCGAGCCAAAGACTTGGTGTAGCGTGAAGACAAGCTGTCGTACAGATTATCTTCAATCGCTTCTTCAGTAATACTGAAGCCAAGGGCGATGGTTTCGTGCGTGTAGCGGGTAGAGAAAGCTTCCTGCGCGTTGTCATAAGCGATGGCAGAACCCTCACTCTTGACAGGTGCAGCACCAAAGCCGGACAGCTTGGTTTCTTCCTCAAAGGAACGCTCAGAGGTTTCAGTCTCGTAGATTTCCTTGTGTTGCTCACCGTAGCGAGCGTACTCCATGCCAAACAAAGCATTCAATCCGGGGAGGAGTTCTTTAAGTAGTTGTGCGCGTGAAATAGCCATGATTTAGCTCCTTACAAACCGACGTTGTTTAAATACGAGTGAGCACTGGGGTTGAACTTAACCAACACATCAGTGAACGCGTCGCCGATTGCCGAGAAGCCTTGAACCTCAACAAAGCCCACAATACGGAAAGCCGCAGCAGTGGTTTGCACTGTAGATTCCAAAGCGCTGGTTGAGTTACCAGTTGTAGTGGAACCTGTGCTGGTGCTCTGTACAGCGGCAAAGAAGGTGTTAGTGCCCAAAACGGATTGAGCGCCAGAACCATCTAGCTGTGCTTGGAACGCAACGCTTGGGTCAGTAATAACCTTAGCTGTTACCACACCGGTTGTGCCGGAGGGGTAGTACTGAGAGTTAATCACTTGACCTTGTGCATTGACGTACTGGCAACCGACGAAAACGCCGATCGCACCGATGCCGCTGCCGCCAAGGTTGTTGGTCGTAATGTCGGCACCAGTGGCGGTAGAGATGGCTAAATAGCCGTCCGCGCCAATAATGACCACCTGACCATAGAAAATATTGGTGGCTTCGCCAGCAGGGTCAATCAGAAAAGTCTGAGTTGCACCAGCATAAGGCATGCCATCAATACGGTTAATGGGACGTAGCCCATAGGGAGAAGCTGTAGCTGCCATTTAATGACTCCTAAAATTTATGTACCAGAACCGAAAGTGACTTTCGACTTTTTATCGACGATCATCGCCATATTAGATCGAGCGTCTCTATCACGGAGAAAAGTGTTGTCCACTGATTCCATCTGCATTCTGTTCTTTTCATCGTAGTGTTTCATACGTTGTACCAAAAACTCAGACGGGATGCGGCAGAGCAACAAACCACCCACTTCAATCGTTCCTTTAAAACGACCTTCAGTGGAAGCGTGCATCATGAGCTCAGGATAATCCTCTGCTTTGCAGGGTTCGTATCCTTCGCGTAACTTCGACGAAATGTTGCCCGGATCAGCTACACCCATAGTGCTTGTACGTACCCAACGGTGCGTCCAATCAGGTCGAGGGTCGGGTGATGGCAGAGTTTCAGGCGCACGCCACATCTGTGGGCGCAGCATTTCTACTCTGGTTTCAGAATCACGACTCTTACGGTTTTGTGTTTGCTGTTCCATTATTCATTCCTTCTAAGTAAAGCAACCTGTTTTGCGTATTCTTCTACTGGCACCCCAATACGGCGAGCTATCGCCACTTCGGATGCCTTTAACCGAATACGGTTAGGTGGTGTGCTCCGGGTGGCAGGTGCCACAACGGAACTTGGCTTTGTTGCACGGCGCGTGGTTTCATCCTCGTAAGCCGGTTCTGACCTCTTTCTAGGAGGCGGGTCATATTCTTCCTCGTCGCTCTGAGCATCTTCAAAATGCTCAGGAAATCTTTTACGCATGGTGCTGTCGATTGTTTTGAAGTAATCTGTGCTACCAATATATTCGACACCATACTCGCGTTGTAATTTCTTGTCAAGCCCCAGTGCGGCAGACGTCATTTCTTCATCTTTACCCCACCAATCGCTGTTGTTTTCTATCCAACGTTGCGTCCGTGGGCTGACCTTTGGCGCGGTGTCCGCCGGGGTTCTAAACTCCCGCGCTTCTACCTCAATAGGCTTCATATCAGACGTACGCTCTATTTTGAGCGTCGCCCGAGTAATTTCTGCCTGTGCGTCGGCCAACTCGTCGGGGTCCGCAGAGTCGTAGGCTTCTTTGTACTTCTTCTTGGCGGCGACCAGCGCAGCGGCTGCTGCCTCCTGTGAAGTCTCAATATACGCCTTGCTCCCAGTAGAGAGCTGCTGTTGAAGTTTCTTGTTCTCCTCGAGAACCTGCCGGGCGTACGTCTCAGCTGCTTCCCGCTCTCGCAGGGCTTCTTCTTTGGCGCGTCGCTCGTCGTGATATCCACGGGTGAACTTCTTGATACGGGCTTGGACTTTCTCGTCGTATGTGGCGAGTTCGTCCTCCGTGGGCTCCTCCACCGGTTCTCTCATGGGCTTGCGACCACGATCTTGTACGGGGGTATCGTCCTCAATTTCTATATCAAGTTTGTCCTCTTCAGCAGCAGCTTTCGCCTGCTTAGTTTCCTTTTCATCAGGAAACTCATAGTCATCATCAAATTTTGTTGCCATGATTTACTCCTAAGCACAAGCGAAAAATCGCTCGGTGTGTTTATTGGATTTGGTCCGGTTCCAAAAACCCGGGACAACCTGCAAGTTGTCATGTGTACATAGACCCCCTTTGCTAACTGGAGTAATGTGATCTACATGCCACTCTCCACCACATACTTGCTTACGCAATCGGGCGAGCGCAACTGCCTCTTTCAAAACCCAAGCATCAAACGGACTAAGTACTTGCTCACTAGACCTACGTACTAATTGGTACCTCAACCTAGCTTGTTTTCTTGCATCTGACACAGGTTGTTCAGCGCGTTTGGCCTCAACAATTTCTCGTTTACCAGAAGCTACATACACTGCGTCATGGCGTTTACGTGCAGCTTTGCCTTTAGCGCTAGTTTCGTAGCGACGTCTAGACTCTTTTTGCTTTTCATTACGAGGCACGGGAGATTCCTCTCGGGTCCTGAACAACTGCTTCAACCGAGTCATCGTTGATGATCCGGAATTCACGGCCATGAATTTTCAGGCGAGTTCCTGAATTTGGT